CTGAAATCAGCTCACCTTCTTCGTGGCCACGAGGTGTGTTCGTAGCTGATGGATGGAAGAACATTCAACATAGAGTACCAGCTAACGAACGGCTGGTCACCGATTCGAAGCGGAGAAATCCGCCTGAGGTGACCATCTTATGAAAAGCAAAACTGGCAGCCATACAGGTTATCTCCGCTTCGGTTTAACAGCCGAAAGGAGAAAATCACATGGCAAGCAATGAAAATCAGAGTAAAGCACACCGTATCTACCTTAAATCCACCCGTCAATGTGTGGAAGTATCCGAAACCGTCTATCGTGAGCACACCCGCTATTACGATGCCTTTCGCAAGAAGGCCCAGTACCACGGTCAGTGCATCTGCCCGAAGAACAAGTTCTGGCTTTGCGATGGGGACTGCTGCAACTGCGAGTTCCGTCGTGGTGGGGACATGCTCTCCCTCGATTTCACTTCAGAAAACGAGGACGGCGATACCTGTACTCCGCTGGATACCATTCCGGACAAGTCTCCGCTGCTCGACGAAATCATCTGCGACCGTGCTGCGCTGGAACAGTTATTCAGTCGCCTGCAGGAGTTGATGCCAGAGGCCGAAGAAATCGGTCGCCTTCGTCTTCAGAATATGCCCGACGAAGCAATCGCTGATATTCTCGGCATCAAGCGCACCACCTTCCGCTCACGTTTAGCCAAAGCAAAGGATATCCTTGCTGCGGAGTATCCTGACTTCTTCTAATATAAGGCAGCGCTCCGGCTGCTTTTGTGGCAGTCGGAGATTTTTATAAATTTTCTTATTATTCTTCGTCAAAACGGTTTCCTCATCTCCAGTGGTAAGTGTAAGGCACAGAACAACAGCCTTTCAGATTGGAGGTGAACACCATGAGACAGTCCTATCAGAACAGTCATAGGGACGATGCAGAGGTGATTAAGGTCTTGACCTCAATCAGTATCGTATCCGGCAGACTGGCAAGGAACATGAGTATCCTTGCAGCACAAAGACAATCCGAGGAAGGAGGAAGAATCCATGAGCAAAATGAACGATATGGCCATGACCATCGAAGAACTGCGAGGTGCAGCTGCTGCCATCTCTGATGCAGCCGATTGGCTGACAAAGCATTTTGGCGGCGAGGCCGATGAGCAGCCTGTTACAGAAACCCCTGCCAAACCGGAGCCTAAGCCTCAGCTGACGCTGGAACAGGTACGCGCTGTACTGGCAGATAAATCCCGCGCCGGTCATACTGCTGCCGTCCGTGAGCTGCTTCTGAAATATGGAGCCAGTAAGCTGTCGCAGATTGACCCGGCAAATTACGAAGCCCTCTTGAGGGAAGCGGAGGTGCTTGGCGATGCCACCTAATGGACACGCAATTCTCTCAGCTTCCTCTTCCAACCGCTGGCTCCACTGTCCGCCTTCAGCAAGGCTCGGTGAAAGCTATGAAGACAAAGGAAGCGACTACGCAGCAGAGGGCACCGATGCACATAGTCTTTGCGAATACAAGCTCCGCAAGGCACTGGGCCAGAAGGCCAAAAATCCTACGAAGCAGCTGTCCTGGTACAGCGAGGAAATGGAGGATTGTGCTACTGGCTATGCTGCCTACATCCTTGAGCAGGTAGAAGATGCCAAGCAGACCTGCGCTGACCCTGTTGTCCTGATTGAACAACGAGTAGATTTTTCTCGTTGGGTTGAACAGGGCTTCGGTACAGCAGACTGCATTGTTATCGCAGACGGTACGCTCCGAATTTGCGATTACAAACACGGCTTGGGCATCCTCGTTTCTGCTGAGGACAATCCGCAGATGAAATGCTATGCACTTGGCGCTCTGGAGCTGTTCGACGACATCTACGACATCGATACAGTCAGCATGACCATCTACCAGCCCAGACGTCAGAACATCTCAACCTTTGAAATTTCCAAGGACGAGCTTTACCGCTGGGCTGAAGAGGTTCTGAAGCCTACCGCTGCTTTGGCTTTTGCCGGTGACGGCAACTACCTGTGCGGTGAGTGGTGCGGCTTCTGTAAGGCCAAGCATGAATGCCGGGCCAGAGCTGAAGCCAATCTCTCTCTTGCACAACATGACTTCAAGCTGCCTCCACTGCTCACAGACACGGAAATTGAAGTTATTCTCTCCCGTGTGGACGAGCTGGTGGCCTGGGCTTCCGACATTAAGGAATATGCCCTGCAGCAGGCAGTCAGCGGTAAGGAATGGAACGGCTGGAAGCTGGTCGAAGGTCGCTCCAACAGGAAATACACCAATGAGGCTGCTGTCATTCAGGCAGTCAGCGAGGCAGGCTTCGACCCATATGAGAAGAAGCTGCTTGGCATCACAGCACTCCAGAAGCTCCTCGGCAAATCTCGCTTTGATGAACTTCTGACAGGCTTTATCGAAAAGCCGCAAGGCAAACCAACACTCGTGCCGGAAAGCGATAAACGCCCGGCAATGAATAACGCAAAAAATGATTTTATGGAGGAAAATGACAATGAGTAAAAATATCAAAACTGCAAATCCCATGAAGGTAATCACTGGCCCGGACACCCGTTGGAGCTACGCCAACGTCTGGGAGCCTAAATCCATCAACGGTGGCACCCCGAAGTATAGTGTCAGTCTCATCATTCCGAAGTCCGATACCAAGACCGTCGCTAAGATTGAAGCGGCTATCGAGGCAGCCTACAAGGAAGGTGAAGGCAAGCTCAAGGGCAGCGGCAAATCCGTACCGGCACTGACCGTATTGAAAACGCCAATGCGTGACGGCGACTTAGAGCGTCCGGATGACCCTGCCTATGCTAACGCCTACTTCGTGAATGCCAACGCCACCTCTGCTCCTGGCATCGTGGATGTTGACCGCAATCCTATCCTGACTCGCTCCGAGGTCTACTCCGGCGTGTACGGTCGTGCCAGCATCAGCTTCTACGCCTTTAACAGTTCTGGCAACAAGGGTATTGCCTGTGGTCTCAACAATCTGCAGAAGGTACGTGACGGTGAGCCTCTTGGTGGCAAGGCAAGTGCCGAGTCCGATTTCGCAACGGAGGAAGCTGAGGATTTCCTTGACTAACAACAGCATCTGAGTAACTGGCAGGGTGGCGGAGAAATCTGTCACCCTGTTTATTTAGGGCTCCCGGAAAGGACGTGCTTTTATGAAAACACTAAGTATTGATATTGAAACCTATAGCAGCACACCGCTGCAAAAATCTGGCGTGTACCGCTATGTAGAGGCTCCTGATTTTGAAATTCTGCTCTTTGGCTACAGCGTAGATGCTGGCCCTGTGCAGGTCATTGACCTTGCCTGCGGTGAGCACATTCCCGAAGAGATACTGACTGCGTTGGAGGACGAAGCTGTTATAAAGTGGGCCTTCAATGCCAGCTTTGAACGAATCTGTCTCTCACGTTTCTTGGGCTACACCACAGGCGATTACCTTAACCCGGAAAGCTGGCGCTGCTCTATGATATGGGCTGCCACAATGGGGCTGCCATTATCCTTGGAGGGAGTTGGTGCCGTTCTTGGCCTTGAAAAGCAAAAGCTCTCGGAAGGCAAAGACCTCATCAAATATTTCTGTCAGCCGTGCGCTCCTACGAAAGTCAATGGAGAGCGCACCCGGAATCGGCCCTTCCATGCACCAGAAAAATGGGCCGACTTCAAGCGCTACAATATCCGTGATGTTGAAACGGAAATGGGCATCCAACAACGACTTTGCAAATTTCCAGTACCTGAAATGGTGTGGGATGAATATCATCTTGACCAGCAGATAAATGATACTGGCGTAAGGCTCGACCTTGAATTGGTAAAGCAGGCCTTAGAAATGGATAACCGTTCTCGTAAGGAACTGACCACAGCCATGCAGCGTATAACAGCTCTGGAAAATCCAAACTCCGTCCAGCAGATGAAGCAATGGTTGGCCGAAAACGGCTTGACAACTGACAGCTTGGACAAGAAAGCCGTGGCAGAGCTTTTGAAGACGGCACCGCCAGAGCTTTGCGAGGTCTTGACCCTGCGCCAGCAGCTGGCAAAATCCTCCGTTCGCAAATATCAGGCAATGGAAAAGACCGTATGTGCTGATGGTCGTGCCCGTGGTATGTTTCAGTTTTACGGAGCCAATCGGACAGGCCGCTTTTCTGGCCGTAACATACAGCTGCAAAATCTGCCCCAAAATCATCTGCCTGACCTGGCTGAAGCACGTGCCCTTGTGCGCTCAGGCGACTTCGAGGGTGTGGAGCTTCTCTATGAGGATGTGCCCGACACACTCTCCCAGCTTATTCGCACTGCCTTTATTCCAAGAGAAGGCACACGCTTCTACGTTGCAGACTTTTCGGCCATTGAAGCTCGTGTCATCGCATGGTTTGCAGGTGAAAGCTGGCGACAGGAGGTCTTTGCCAAGGGCGGCGATATCTACTGTGCCTCTGCCAGTCAGATGTTTCGTGTACCGGTAGAAAAGCATGGTATCAACGGCCACCTCCGTCAA